GATTTTAAACCTAATCTTAAAGTTTTCATTTTGCCCTCAACATAACTATACATTTGTTCATGCTCTTTAATTACATTATCGGCACTAGCAACATACATTTTAAAACACTCTAAAGTATTTTCATCAACTTTAAATTGTCTTGATCTGCAATAAGATGTTCCAATTACCCAAAGTCTAAAATCTTCTTCCCATTTTGCAACAGGTGTAGTTATAGATTTATCGTCATTTGAAGATGTACTGAAACCCAAAAATTTATTTACTGCACTCTCATCATTATAATATTTTGGATTTCTTTTTGAGTAGTCATCATTGATAGATAATTTGAAATCTGGGTTTAATCCCTTTGCTTTTATCTCATCACGATAATATGCTCTTGCAAAGTTTCTACCCATGTGAAATCTTACATGAACCTCATCATCTGTTTGATACTCTTTACCATTTTCATCAACTTTAGTTATTGGCATTTGAACATTGAAACAATTATCATGGTATAACTCGCCACCACTAGAATTATACTTTTGTATCATTGATCTTATTGTGTCAACATCTTCTTGTGGTTGATGATATCTTACAACTTTCTCAATCATGTCTTTTGCTAAAACACGCATTGTGTCGTATTTTTCTTTTGCTTGAACCAATTTATCTTTTACTTTATCTTCGTAAAAAGATTGAAATTGATCTGCAATCACTTTTCGCTTTTCTGCGTTAAGTGTTATCTTTCGTTCTTTAGTCATGTGTCCTTTCTGGTTATTTATTTTTTGCATAATTAAAATTAGCACTTGACAATAGGATTGTCAAGGATTATATTGTATTTAGATTTAATTTGAACTTCATAGGATTTAACTTATTAAATCTGGGACAACTTCTAGTTGTAGTGCAAAGTAGATTGAAAGAGATCCAAACGCTCGTACAACTAGAACTGATCCCTGGTCCACCATCTGCGGTGATCACGCAAATTTGCATAAGCGTTGGTGGACCTGGGATCAGGTAAGATGGCTAGGATTTTATCGTAGTAGCATTGACTCTAGCTGGTAGGTGCTACTGGTCCAAGTGGCTATACGGCCCAGCGGGCCTGACGTAAACAGCCGCAAGCAAGAAAGGAATTTATGGCAAGAAACGGTTCAGAAAGTATTAAAGTATTAATTAATCACTGGCGCTGGTTGGAGGCCAACGGCTACAAGCAACAAGCCGCAAGCTGCAAGCTTCAGGCGGCAAGCTTGACAAGAAAGAATTATAATGTTATAGGAGAATCAAGGAGAAAGAAACATGAAAACAAGTGAAGCATTAAAAATTATAGGAGGCAGCCTGAGCAAGCCATCAAAGATGCCTGGGTTCTCGATAGGTTTACCAGCCAAAGAATGCAAGACTGGCGCAAAGCTCCAGAAGGTCCCTGGCAGCGTATGCTTCGACTGTTACGCAATGAAAGGTTGTTATGTTTTTAAAGTTGTTCAGGATGCACAGTACAGAAGGCTTCGAGCTATTAAAGACCCAGCCTGGGTCCAGGCAATGGCACACCTGATCAACAGTAAAAAGCCCGACGTGTTTAGATGGCACGACTCAGGCGATGTCCAGGATTTAGATCACCTAAAGAAGATCTACGCAGTGTGCAGGTTAACACCTTCAAAGCGTCACTGGTTACCGACCCGTGAAGCCTGGATCAAGGACCATCTAACAGACAAGCCAAACAATTTAGTCATACGATTTAGCGCGCCCATGGTGAACCAGCGGGCGCCTGCTTCGTGGCCCAACTCTTCAGAGGTTGTAGACTCAGGAGCCAGCTGTCCAGCTGCAAAACAAAACAATGAATGCAGGGACTGCCGGGCATGCTGGGACGCCTCAATTAAAACAATTTCATATGGTAAACATTGACATGTTTAGACACCCAAAATATTATAAAGAATTACGCAAGCGTAATAATTCGGATCAGGCCATTAGCAGCAAGCCCACGACGGTGGGAACGAGCGTGCGTCCTGGTCCGGGCCTCAAGCAACAAGCTATCGATGAAACAGTTCCACACTGTGATATAGAAGAAGCTGCAAGCGCCAAGCTTCAAGCTCCAAGCGACTCGAACAGCAGGCCACAAGCTTCAAGCGACAAGCAACAAGCTTCAAGCTCCAAGCCGCAAGCTTCAAGCTCCAAGATTTGATCACCACGAAAAAGTTTCACGGCACACGAACCGAGGTGCTGGACCAAGATAAAACTGTTCTTTGGATGCTTCACGTGGAACGCAATTTGATGAGGTGAGAACCGCACCTTGTTACTCTTCGTGACTTTGAGTTCTACTGTGAAAAAGTGGCCAACAGTATTACAACCCAATAGATCGGGAGTACCGTGTAAGCTATAATTTTCAAGTCTAATCCACGATATTTTAGGTAAAGATTTTTTAATTTTTGCATATAATTTTCGCTCTGGTTTCAAGGTAACTAGTGCTTTCTATTCCGGTGTTTTAGGAGCGATAATTATCTTTTGACTCGTAGGTTTAAATACAACACGTATTGAACTTTGTCCAATAATATTTGAATCTTGAACTTCAATCCTTTTAATTTCTTCTAAATGTCCATTCATCTGCATATAAACTTTGGCATTAGAAACTGCGTTTCCTTTTTTGCCATCAGTAAATTGATCTAAGTATTGCTGTAGATGTTTAACAAACATTATTGACTTTATAACGATGTTACCTTAAATTGTCAATCATGGGATTGCCAAAAAGACTTACAGAAATGCAACAGAGATTCGCCGAGTTTTTAGTATTCGGTGGACCTGAGGGACCAATGACTCAATCAGAGGCAGCTCTTGCTGCTGGATATAGTCCTAAACGTGCAAGGCAAGAAGGATCAGAACTTTGCAATCCTAAACTATCACCACTTGTTGTAAAATATATTGGTCAACTAAAAGAAGAACGATTAAGAAAACATGAAGTGACATACGAAGGTCATGTTGCAGAACTTGCTAGACTTCGTGAGGCAGCGTTGAAGAAAGGTTCTTTCTCTTCTGCTGTAAATGCTGAAGCCAACAGAGGCAAGGCAGCAGGATTATACATAGACAGAAAAATAATAAAAACTGGGAAGCTAGAAGACATGTCAGAACAAGAATTAGAAGCAAAGATGAAACAAATTTTAGACGACTACGGTCAACTAATTGATGTGACCCCATCTAATGAATCTTCGTTATCTTCTTCACACAAGAAGTTGGAAAAACAGAACGTTCCGAAAAATGAATAGAGCCATCGGCTTCTACATCATATCCTGCAAATATTTTTACAGTCTCGTCATCTTTACTAAACAACCAACCTTCGCTAACAGGTGTTGCTAATTTCATATCTTTAAATTCTCTGTCTGTACCCCAACCGCCTTCAGTAATGATATCAATCCAATCGATTCGTACACGTTTGTATGGAAACGGTAATTTCTGTTTTACAGTTTTAGGTTTAGTGTAGCTATTTATACGTCTGGATTTTCTTGGCATATAAGTTTATATCACAGATTTATTTTTTTAAAATATGCATTCGCGCGCGTGAACCGAAATTTGATGGTACATATTAAAGTGTACCAAAAATAAAAAGTGTACTAAAAAGTGTCCCATAAAACACTATATTTTATGCGGTAAAACAGCTAAAAGTACACTTGGACACTTTATTTCCGAGAGAAAAAAATATTTTTTTTAAATCTGTCACAGAATCTTATAGTAAGTCTCTTTTTGCCTCTTTTTTGCCATAATATTTCCTCATTACGGACAACTTTTCTTCTGCTTTGCCTATTTTTCCTAGTAAAGTGTCTATTTCACCAGTAATATCTACGTGTTCTGGTATTACCATATTGTGATCTTCTATGCATTTTATTTTGTACAATGCATCTTCAATCTCAGCTTCGTATCTCTTTAGAAGAGTTCTAAACAACATATCATTCATCCTTATCCTCCTTTGTCATAATATTGCCATCTTCGTCGATGTACATTATCCATGACTTATTACCATCAAAGTAATAGCCATGTAATTGCCATTTTTTACGCGCCATTATAAAAATCCTCCTCTTTCATTTTTACATTTGCTTGTTCTTTCTCATCATTTTTAAGGTCATAATACATGTCTAATCTTTTTAAAAACTTATGTTTCCATTGTCTTAATTCTGCCCCATTTACCACAAACTCTTGGTAATATAGGTCCGGTGTGCATACCATTATTACACCTTGTTCAATTTTGCTATCATGTACGTAATCATGCGCCATAGCATAAGCTGCTATTTGCATTTTATAATCGTCTATCCAATCTTCTCTTTTTGGTCTGTTTGATTGTTTAAAATCTACAATACTATCTTTGCCATTATGTATGCAAACCAAGTCAGTAGACCCAGCGTATAACCCAGGATAATACAACGTGACTTCTGATCCGTAAATTTTTTCGACCGGTGTGAGCCCCACGTCAATAACTTTTTGGGCCATGGCTTTCGCCTTCTGTCCGATCTCTGTAAGATCATCGTAGCCAGTCCCTTGAACATAATGTTCGAGGAATTTGTGCATGGAAGTCCCCCTCCTACTAGATAAATTTTTGATTCGTTCTGCTTCTTGTTCTCCAACTTTGGCCTTCCAGTCTTTTAAAAATTGTTGATCTTTGGTTGCTCCTAATATCGTAGTCACACTAGGAAGTCTAGTACCATTTACATCATAGAGCCGTGTTCCTTGGTCCTCGATTCGTGAGGCGTCAACATAGGTGTATTTACCACTCCACTTTATCGGTTTACCAATGTTATGATACTCTTCCAAATCTTTATCTTCCATCATTTTAAATTATTAATTACGTAATATATTATAATCAAACCTATCATTAGACAGACCATATTATAAGCAAACATACCTAAACCAAATCCAGCGGTCATAGTTTTTTCTTTAACTCCTCTAAATATTTCTGGTTTTCTTTTTCCTTCTCAACTTCACCTTTTAACATGCCTTGTCGAACTTGATTCAAGGGTGCTGAGTCATGGACATTGCCTGATACAGATACACGTACACAGTCCGATTGATATGGACTAACCCAGTGTTTTAACCATGCAGGAAATATAAACATATCCCCGTCTTTTGGAAAGTATGACATATAACTAATACAATCTCTAGTCCCTTCACCATACATAAACTGAATACCACCAGGCCCAGAACTCTTACCTTTATAGGCTTCGTTTTCTTTTCTTAATGGCTCTGGTATTGATAAATATATTACAAACGACAGTTTACCATCATGATCATGTGGTGGATTAAATTCATATTGTCTTTGAAAATTACACCATAAAGCAGTCAAAGCATACTCAGGTTTCTTATCGTATTTTTTATTTTGATATCTTTGAAAGCATTCGTCATACACACCTAGATATGGTGCAAGATAAGGTATAATTTTATCTCGTTGTTTATCACTATATCCTCGTTCTTTTTCTATTTGTCCTGCTAATCTGTGTTGAAAGTCTAATTCTGTTTTCTTCGCTTCATCTAATAATATTTTTTTAAAATCGTCTTGTATTTTTAATTTAACAACACAAGGTCCCCAGTTAAATGTACTAACCGTTATCTTCATTTTTTCTTTTTGTTTTGCCATTTTTCACTCCTTAATATTTTTACATGTTTACGCCATGCCCAAGCATTTAATTGTCCTGACCAACCCATTACCCATAAGTAAAACTTAAACATTACTCTAATGACATTGCTTGTTTGTATTGTTCTATACTAACAACATTACCATCAAAGATATGTGGGTCATAGTGGTCTATAATTTTTTCTACCTTTTCTAATTTAGTTTTAGACCAAGGCCAAATTAATCTACAAACTTTATAAGCATCTCTAAATGTACAACGCCATTTGTATTGCATTAAATATTTTGTACCATCTTTACGTAAACCTTTTCTAGGTTTTCTAACAACTGTTCCAACATTTAATATCTCATGAACCCAACGTATAACAAATTCATCAGTCATAGTTATTTCCATACTAATGCGTTGTGACATAGAATATCTATATCCTTTGCCGTTATGTTTTTTCTTTTTTTCTTTTCGTCTAGCAAAATAAATACTACCCTCACCATCAAAAAGTCCTGCAATATAGGCTATGTTTTCGTTAGTTATATTATTCATCAAACGCCCGCTTTCCGTGCACGTACTAACGGGTCGCCAAAGGCTCGAATACTCAGGGTATGTTTTACCAATCCCGATATGTAACCTCCA